TTACTAAAAAAGAATGTGATAAACATGTTATAAATTGAAACAATTGCACCTGTGTAATATATTTCTTTAAAGGATTCCTATATCCTAATGAAGTTAATAGATAGTGCATATACATTATTAAATGTACCACACTATTTACAAAACAACCATATGATGCTGTACCATTTCCATGACCCTTATATAACAAATATCCCCATATTATACCGATACTACTATGATGGTATACGTGTAAAAATGATAATTGTTGTTTATTTTTACCACGAAGTATAATAAAAAAAGTGTCAAAATAGTCTAAGTATTTAGAAATATAATGTATATATGTATAATATCTAATCTTATCTGTATATTTAGTATTAATACCATAAATATTTGGAAATGATACTATTTCGAATAAACCATTTATCATATATATATTAAGTATTATTTGTGATATATTATATATATACATAGCTTTCTTCAATGAATATATTTTTTTACTTTTTTCAACATATTTTAATAATAAAAATATTGTCAAAAAATACCCAAATGTAAAACTCGATATAATTTTAGGAGATGTTGTATATTCAATTATTTCATTATTTAATACCATAATATAATATATTTATATTATATTTATTTATATAATAAATATAATATAATGCCTTATTAAATATGGATGTGATTAAAGAAGATAGTATTTTTAATTATGATATTTTTTTCAGTAAGTTTTATAAAGACTTTCAAGAATATACATTTAAAAATCAAGTATTGATAGCAGCCTCAGGGTTTGCTGTAGGTATATCAACAACAGACTTCATAAAAAGTATAACACATGATATTTTAAAACCTATTAGTATATCACTATCTTTATATTTATTTAAAGTATCTCATTTACCTATTAAAAAATATCCAATGATATATAATATTTCTATTTTATTTTATAATTTTATTTCATTATGTCTAATATGGCTATCAACTATATTTATTTCATTTTTTGTTATAGAATATATATTGAATCGTAAAATTATTGGTTTATCAAGTATAATAACAGATAAAGAAAAAGTAGACTTTAATAAACAAAAAAAAGAATCTCTTACTAAAAATAATATTATACCAAATGCTGTAGATAGACAAGAATTAAATGATATTGAAATAATGAGAGTTTACTAATTATATTAATAATGAATCTTATTTTTCCACCTAACAAAAGTATCAAAAACGCTATTATTACATAAATGATGCATTTTTATTTTTCTATCATCTTTTTTTTTAAATAACTCTTCATATATTTCTTTATCATCAAAATCTATTAATGAAGCATTTTCTCTTGTATTCGCATAATAAACAATATTTATTCTAGACCAATAAATTGCAGATAAACACATCGGACAAGGTTCACAAGTTGTATATAAAGTACATCCTTCCAATGAATAATTACCTATTTTTTCACATGCATTTCTAATTGCAACTATTTCAGCATGTGCTATTGGGTCATTTAATGAAGTAACTTTATTATTTCCTTTTGATATAATTTTATTATCTTTAACAATTATTGCACCTGATGATGTACCGTCGCTATTATTTGATTGTTCTATTACTTTATTAATATAATATTTATTCAATTTATTAAATTTTACATTGTAATATTCATTATTAAAGTCTCCCATGATATAGTTTAATTTTTTAAATCGTTTTTATATGTAAAACAATTTCATATAAAAATAGAAATATTTTATAATTAATTTATAGATAATGTTTAATAAGTATATACCATATATTATATTTTCGTCTTTTTTAATTTTACTAATAATAATATTATCAATTGTATATATTTACTATGATTCACAAAACATAGCTGAGATAAAACCTATACATCAACCTATTAATAAGGTTTGTATAACACTTGATGAATATAATAAACTCAAAAATAATGATAATAATGTTAATGTTATATCGCCTTCAAAAAATCATACAGTATATAGAGATTATAGAGTAATTAACGATCAACTTTATCCTCCTTTAAATCGTTCAGATAATAGAACACATACAGATATGGTAGAAAATATTAATAGAAGAAATATGTATATTAGAACTAATGATATTAATGATACATATAGATTAGTTGGTTATTTAACAAATAACTCAGATGATAAAGATACAGGTAATAATAATTGGAAATTGTTTGCTAGACAAAAAGATAGACATATATCTGACTTTTATATGAAACCGACTGATAATAATAATGATATAAAAGTATCAATAACAGATGATATTGTTGTTGGGGATAGATTAAGAGATATTTATAATATTCCAAACAAAATAACATTTAATTCTCCTATGTTAAATAAAACGCCATATGATGTAATAGAAGTACCAAAGGCTGATCTAAGTCGTTCAGCAGATTATATTTAATATTTATTAAAAAAATGATAAATTATATTAATTGTATAAGTAATGAATAACGACGATATATGTTCGACAACATCTTCCATATCTATATATATTGAAGATGTACCATTAAAAATACGAGGTAAAGCAGAAAAATGGGAGTTAAAACATAAACATATATTATTAAAAGATGTTATTGCTGAAGGTGGAAATGGTATAATTAATAGAGCTAAATGGCGTGGACTGAATTGTGTAGTTAAATGTCTAAAATATAATAATAATGATAAAGAATATGAGGATTTATTGAATGAAATATCTATAATTTCACATTTGAGACATCCTAATTTAGTATTATTTTTAGGAGCTTGTACTATTTGTGACCCTATTCTAATATTATACGAATATATTCCGAATGGGTCTTTAAAGACATATTATGATAAAATGTCTATCAAAAAAAATAAGGTTTGGTATCCATCTGATATATACATGCATAGATGGATATATGAATTATCACAAGCTATATGTTTTTTACATCAATGTTATTACCCTATAATGCATCGTGATATAAAACCTGATAATATTTTATTAAATGACGGGTTACATATTAAACTTGCTGACTTTGGATTATCAAGGACGATAAAAAAGAAGAATGATAAATACAGAATGAGTGGTTTTACAGGAACATTACGTTACATGTCTCCTGAAATTATATTCAATACTGGAGAAGATTATGATCTTAAAATTGATATATATTCTTTAGCATTAAACTTTTGGTTTATATCTACAGGATTAATACCATTCGATCAGTTAGATAGGAATCCAAATATTATATTTTTAATAAAAAATAATTTTCGTCCAGATATTAAAAAGGTAAAAAATAAAATTTTACAAGATTTAATAATTCAAATGTGGGATACTGAATCTATGAATAGACCAAGTATTGATATAGTATTAAATAAGATAGAACTAATTGGTAAAGATATAGATCAAAAAAATAATAAATGTATAATCATATAAAATATTATAATATAATATAATAAAATGGATATATTAGATACAGAGATTATATTACATAATGATATATATGATTTGAAGGGTTTTTCTAAAGTACATCCGGGAGGAGAGAATATATTAAATATTTTTGGAGGTAAAAATGCTACAATTCATTATTATATGTTACATCCTCATATAATAATGCGTACATCTTTATTAGATAAATATAAATTACGGTCTGTTGATAAAATATCTTCAGAAAATGATGTTACAAATACATATATAATAAATAGTGATTCTTATAAAAAATTAAAAATGAATGTTAATAATATTATTAAATATCCTTATGCTACAACAGAATGGTATATAAAAGCCATATTCATAATGTTTTCAATAAGTTATATTGAATATTGTAATATAACTTATGGTTTTAAGATAATAAACTCTATATTATTAGGTTTTTTAATGGCTCTTGTAGGTTTATGTATTCAACATGATGCAAATCATGGGGCTGTTTCTCGAAATGAAAAAACAAATATGTTATGGGGATTAACACAGGATTGGATTGGAGGAAGTTCTCTTTTATGGAAACATCATCATGTATTATTGCATCATGCTTATACAAACACATTCGAATATGATCCAGATATAACAACAGATATAATAAGACTTCATAAATCTGTAAAATGGGATAAAATATATATGTTACAAAAGATATATATATGGTTTTTATTAGCTTTATTACCTGTCAATTGGCATATATTGGAAATAAAAGATTTATATTCGATGAAACATATGGGTGAAAATATATCACAGATGGCTTTAAAAGAATCTTATATTGGTTTACTATTAAGATTTACTTTTATTATAAGATTTTATATTATACCATTTTATTACTATCCTTCATTATATACTATATTTAATATAATATTAACACTTATTGTTGGAGGATTATATTTAGGATTAAACTTTATAATTTCACATAATTTTGAAGGAGTTAAAAGTTTCATATATGATAAAACTGAAAAAAAGGATTGGGCTTTATTACAAGCAGAAACCTCATCTACGGTTGGAGGACGAATAATGGGTTTTTTTCACGGAGGACTTAATTATCAAATAGAACATCATTTATTTCCGAGAATTTCTCACGTACATTATTATAAAATAAAACCAATTATAGAAGAATGGTGTAAAGAAAATAAGATTAAATATAATTATTATGATAATATATTCTCTAATATTAAATCGTGTTATAAACATTTAGATAAATTAGGTAATATTGATTAATATTTTATTATAATGATTATTAATAATATCGTCACAAATTACAATAAGAGGATCACAATCATAATATAATTCTATTTTTTCTAATATTTGTTTATAATATTCATTATAATGAATAACTTTTAAGGAGTTTAAAGCAATAATTTTATCAATTTGTTTTAAATCTTCAATATATTTACATATATGATTGTATAGAAGATTATATTCAGTATTAATATCAAAGTTTTTTATATTTTTTAAAAAGTCTTCTAAAATGTTAGTACATAATTCTTTGATAACAGGAGTTTCGTCTATATTTAGTTTATTGAAAAACATATTTATTAATAACTTAATATATATTGTCATTTTTTAAAAAATAATTATGACTTTATATTTAATTAAGTAATATATTATGATATTGATAAAGAATATTCTTTTTTTATAAGTGAATGCCTTTTGAGTACATAATTAATTATTTTGAAAAGTTTTAGAGAATTTAAGAATATTAGGAAAATAAAAAGATTATGTACTCGTTTCCTTAAGTAGCATAATATACTATGAGAACATAAAGAATATTCTTTTTTTATAAGTGAATGCCTTTAGAGTACATAATTAATTATTTAGAAAAGTTTTAGAGAATTTAAGAAAATTAAGAAAATAAAAAGATTATGTACTCGTTTCCTTAAGTAGCAGAATATACTAAGTTATTAATAAAGAATATTCTTTTTTATAAGTGAATGCCTTTTGAGTACATAATTAATTATTTAAAAAGATTTAAAAAGTTTCAAAGAATTTAAGAAAATAAAAAGATTATGTACTCTTTTTTCCTTAAGTAGCAGAATATACTAAGTGATTCATAAAGAATATTCTTTTTTATAAGTGAATGCCTTTTGAGTACATAATTAATTATTTAAAAAGATTATGTAGTCCTTTTCATTAAGTAGAAGAATATACTATGATATTCATAAAGAATATTATCTTTATTATAATTGAGTATATATTGTAATCAATATGTTTTATTATTATATATCACAATCTTATCTTGCATTAATTTGTTCTAATAATATTATATATATTTAAAAAATGATCTAATAACACTATGTTATTATTAACCTGAAATATGGTAAAAAACAAGGTTTATTACGCTAAAAAGATTAAACACTTTGACAAACAGAGACAATATGTCGAGAACCGCAAGGGGAAATCGCTGTTATCATAGTGTTCTCAAGTAACAATGTAAATCAGAGTTTTTTGATAATAGATAAATAGTATTACCATTTATTTAAAGGTTTTTTATTTCTGGAAAATAAATACATAATCGTTTTATTTTTTTTAAGTTATTTAATGTATTATATTGTACTCAATATGTTTTATTAATATATTATTTTGAATTAATTTGTTCTAATAATATTATATATATGTAAAAAATGATCTAATAACACTATATTATTATTAACCTGAAATATGGTGAAAAACAAGGTTTATTACGCAAAAAAGATTAAACACTTTGACAAACAGAGACAATATGTCGAGAACCGCAAGGGGAAATCGCTGTTATCATAGTGTTCTCAAGTAACAATGTAAATCAGAGTTTTTAGATAATAGATAAATAGTATTACCATTTATTTAAGGTTTTTTATTTCTGGAAAATAAACACATAATCTTTTTATTTTTTTAATGTTCTTAAATTTATTAAAACTTCTAAAACTTTTTTAAAATTAAAAGATTATCTACTCAAATGTATTATATATAACTTACTGAAATTACATTGTATATTATGGTACTTAATGGAAAACGAGTACATAATCTTTTTATTTTCCTAAATTTATTAAAACTTGTAAAACTTTTCTAAATAATTAATTATTATAATCTTATAAAAATAAATAGTGATTCACTTCGTATATTATACTACTTAAGGAAAATGAGTACATAATCTTTTTATTTTCCTAAATTTCTTAAAACTTGTAAAACTTTTCTAAATAATTAATTATGTACTCAAAATATATATTTATTATAATCTTATAAAAATAAATAGTTATTCACTTCGTATATTATACTACTTAAGGAAAAACGAGTACATAATCTTTTTATTTTCTTAATATTCTTAAAACTTGTAAAACTTTTCTAAATAATTAATTATGTACTCAAAATATATTCTTAGTATATACAATGTAATCTTATTTCGCACACGTTGAATATACAATATGATCCTATTTATATATTATGCTACTTAATGAAAATCGAGTACATAATCTTTTTATTTTCTAAATATTTCTAAAACTTGTTAAATCTTTCTAAATAATTAATTATGTACTCAAAATATATTCTTAATAAAAATAAAGTATTATTATTTCACCCACTTAGTATATACAATGTAATCTTATTAATTAAATAAAGTATCATCATTTCGCCCACTTAGTATATACAATGTAATCTTATTTCGCCCACTTTGAATATACAATATGTTTCTATTTATATATTATGCTACTTAATGAAAACGAGTACATAATCTTTTTATTTTCTTAAAATTCTTAAAACTTTTTAAATCTTTCTAAAAAATTAATTATGTACTCAAAATACAATCACATATAATATAATAATATTCATTATGAATCACTTAGCATATTCTACTACTTAAGGAAAATGAGTACATAATCATTTTATTTTCTTAAAATTCTTGAAATTTCTAAAACTTTTATAAATAAATAATTATGTACTCGAAATACAATCACTTATAATATAATAATATTCATTATGAATCTCATATTATATTATGCTACTTAAAGAAATGAGTACATAATATTTTTATTTTATCAATATTCTTAATAAAAATAAAGTATTCTCATTTCGCCCACTTTGTATATACATTGTGATTCACACAGTATATTCTGCTACTTAAGGAAACGAGTACATAATCTTTTTATTTTCTAAATATTCTTAAAACTTTTTAAAGTTCTCTAAATAATTAATTATGTACTCGAAATATATTCGCTTATTACTTTAAAAAAATAAATAGTAATCTCATAGTATATTCTGCTACTTAAGGAAACGAGTACATAATCTTTTTATTTTCTAAATATTCTTAAAACTTTTTAAATTTATCTAAATAATTAATTATGTACTCGAAATATATTCTTAATAAATATAAAGTATTCTCATTTCGCCCACAAAGTATATACATCGTAATCACTTAGCATATTCTGCTACTTAAGGAAACGAGTACATAATCTTTTTATTTTCTAAATATTCTTAAAACTTTTTAAAGTTCTCTAAATAATTAATTATGTACTCGAAATATATTCTTAATAAATATAAAGTATTCTCATTTCACCCACTTTGTATATACAATGTGATTCACTTAGAATATTATGCTACTTAAGGAAAACGAGTACATAATCTTTTTATTTTCTCAATATTCTTAAAACTTATAAATCTTTTCAAAATAATTAATTATGTACTCAAAATATATTCGCTTATAACTTAATAAAAATACATCGTAATCACTTAGTATATTCTGCTACTTAAGGAAACGAGTACATAATCTTTTTATTTTCTTAAAATTATTGAAGTCTCTGAAACCTTTCTAAATAAATAATTATGTACTCAAAATATATTCTATATAACTTATTAAATATATTTTATAATTACTTAGCATATTATGCTACTTAAGGAAAAACGAGTACATAATCTTTTTATTTTCCCAATATTCTTAAAACTTTTAAAATCTTTATAAAAAATTAATTATGTACTCAAAATATATTCTATATAACTTAATAAAAATACATTGTAATCACTTAGCATATTATGCTACTTAAGGAAACGAGTACATAATCTTTTTATTTTCTTAAAATTATTGAAGTCTCTGAAACCTTTCTAAATAAATAATTATGTACTCAAAATATATTCTATATAACTTAATAAAAATACATTGTAATCACTTAGCATATTATGCTACTTAAGGAAAATGAGTACATAATCTTTTTATTTTCTTAAATTTATTGAAGTCTCTGAAACCTTTCTAAATAAATAATTATGTACTCAAAATATATTGGATCATAACTTTTAAAAATAAATAGTAATATCATAGTATGTTATGCTACTTAATGAAAATGAGTACATAATCTTTTTATTTTCTTAAAATTATTTTTAATTACCTATAATTATTTATAGATAAAAAATGATATATATAGAAGTAGAGTAACATATGGATTATAATTTTATCGAGATTAATAAAGATCCTTCAGGATTCATAAAAAAAAATAAGAAAAAAGATATTATTAATCTTCTATTACAAGCTGATAATGTATTTTTTAATGGAGAGAATACTTTGTTAAAAGATGATATTTACGATATTATTAAAGATTATATTAGAAAAAAATATCCAAAAGATATTTATTTACAACGTATTGGTGCTGATGTTGTCAATAAGGTTATACTTCCTTATTATATGGGTTCTCAAAATAAAATTAAAGATAATGAAGAAGAAATTACTAAATATCAAAAGAAATATTCAGGATCTTATGTTATTAGCGATAAACTCGATGGTGTTAGTTGTCTTATAGTATATACTAAATTATCATCTAATAAAAGTCCAAAAAATAAATATTATCCATATGATATTAAGTTATATACTCGAGGTAATGGTACAGAAGGACAAGATATAACTCATTTACTCGAATATATAAATGGACTTCCTAATATTAAAAATATTAAAGATAATGATTTAGCTGTTCGTGGTGAACTTATAATATCTAAGAATAATTGGGAAAAACTAAAAACAGAAGGAGAAAATGGAGCTAACCCACGAAATACTGTTTCAGGTGCTATAAACTCAAAAACTTTAAATAAAAAAATACTTAATAAAATAGACTTTGTAGCTTATACATTGATTAACCCTAATATATCCAATGGATTACCTTATCTTAAAGAATTGAATTTTATAGTAGTTAATAATAATATAGTTAATATCATTAATCTTAATTCTTTATCAGAAAGTCTACAAAAAGCACGTAATAATGAATATATTATTGATGGTATTGTAATATCAGATATTAGTAAACCTTATAATATCGAAAAAGGAAAAAATCCCGAACATTCATTTGCTTTCAAATCAATACATACTTTAGAACAAGTTGAGGTAATTGTAAGAGAGGTTGAATGGAATGTATCAAAAGACAAATATATGAAACCAA